GATGGCTCAAAGCGCAGTAACCGTGACGCCTACCAATCCTACGCCACCGACCAACTTCACGACCACGCTAGGCACCACGCCTCCAACGGCACCGGCGCAGACCGCGATCGATGACGGCTCTGCGGGCGCGCTGACGCTGTTTGGTACGCCTCGCACGTCTGTTGATGCCGCAAACTACCCGAGCGTGGCGCACGAAGGCGCTGGCACCGAGGCCGTTGTGACGGCTCCCGGTTCTCGCACTGAGGCCCCCACGGTTTCGGTGTCGGTGGAAGGCTCATACACGGCGACGCCTAACCGCGACCACGCTTCGTCAGTGACACCGGCAACCGCACCTACGCTGGCGAGCATCTCGCCAACCACGGCGGTGTCTGGCACTGGCACGCAGCTCATCACGGTGACCGGCACCGGCTTCAATCCGGGGTGCCGGATCTGGGCAAACAATCAGGAGCGGACAACGACCTATGTCAGCGCCACGTCCATGACGGCGACGGTGCCGAAAAGCCCGACAGCGACAACTTGGCAGGTCGAGGTCAGGCAGGGCGGCGGGTCAGTGCTGTCTCCGCGCACTTTTACTTGGACGTAATGCCAGCTTGCGCGTTGTAACCGCATTACCAACCCAAGGAGGACTATCCGATGGCTGCACCACAAGATCCCGCCAAGCCAGCGCCTGCCGTGGCTGGGCAACCAGCACCGGGCGGTGGTGGCTCTCCTGCAAGTATCAACGAACCGCCGGGTTCGACGATCGGCAGCAACATGCCACCGGCAGAGGGTGGCGGAGAGGGCGAGGATGATCCGCCGGATCTGCTCGACCTCGACCCGGATGTTGCCACGATCGGCGACGCCGATCTGACGCTGACATGCACGGGCGAAGGCTTCACCGCCAACAGCAAGATCGTGTTCAACGGCGGCGAGGAGGAAACCACCTTCGTCAACGAAACCACGCTGACCACGATCGTGAAGCCCTCGACGGCAAGCACTGCTGGCGAGTATCCGGTATTGGTGCGTGACGCCACCGGCGACAGCGAGCCGCTGTCGTTCGAGTTCGTGGAGCCAGCTTTGCGTGCGGCCATCAAGTCACGGCCAAAGAAGCCAGCGCGCGCGCCAAAGCCAAAGAAGAAGCGCAAGTAAGGTCGAGATGGGGGATCTAGTCGAGGTTGAGCCGGGTAGGTGGCGGATCGTTAAACCAACGATCGCGCCTGCCCGGTCAGCGTTGCCTTGCCCCAGCATCATCTCAGACATCATGCCGCCCACCGAGCAAGTCGATGGGCGGTTCTACACGTCTAAGTCTCAGTTTCGCGCGGTAGGGCGCTCTCTGGGGCTGATCGAGGTGGGCAATGAGAAGCTCAAGCCCAAGCGCAGATCGACCGATACCAAGGAAGTGAAGGAGGCCCGCCGTCAGTCGCTAAGGAAGGCTGCTGCGCGGTTCAGAGCTGGGGACAGACCGAGAACGTCTTTGACGTAGATCAAACCCCGCCGCTCAGACCGGCAAGGAGCCAGCCATGTCCGATGTCACCGTAGCCCCACAGGCCGCGCCGCCCCCGCCTGCGTCCAACGAGGTGGCGATCAACCCCAACCCGGTGAGCGCGCCCAGCCCGATCGGCTCGCAGGCCCCCGACAAGCCGGTTGGAGACATCGAAGGCGGCAAGGGCCGCCCCGAAAGCCGCCGCGAGGCTATCCAGCGCGCCTTTGACAAGGCCAACAAGGACAAGCCCAAGGCGACCGAGGCGAAGGCCAAGATCGGCCACAACCAGCCGCCCGAGGAGACGGAGAAGCTCGACCTCAAGCAGCCGCCCAAGCGCGAAGTTTATCGCGAAGGCGGCAAATTTGCTCGTCCTCCAGAACAGCCTCAAGGAGCTGCGCCAGCAGCTCAGCATGCCGCACCTGATCCCCGGCAGCAGCGGCCCGCGCAAGCTCTGCCCGAAACCGCTGCGTTTCGCGAGCCTCCTCCGCGTTTTTCGGAAAGAGGAAGAAGCGAATGGGCGACCGCTCCCGAGAGTGTTCGCGGCGACGTCCACCGGATGGCTCATGAGTTCGAGGGGGCATACCGCAAGTACCGCGCTGACCATGAGACAATGAACAGCATCCGCCATTTCCATGAGATGGCGCAGCAGCACGGCACCACGCTCGATCGCGCGCTACATAACTACACCAGCATGGAGAACAAGCTCCGCAATGACGTGGTTGGCGGCTTGGACGTCATTGTAAATAACCTGAACCTCCGCACTGCGGACGGTCAGAAGCTTGGGCTGCGCGACGTCGCCTACCACATTCTCAATCAGTCGCCGGAGCAGCACCGCATCGTGCAGACCAACAATGTGGCTCAGGCGGCGCAGCATCAGATCGGCGCACTGCATCAGGAGGTGACGGGGTTGAAAAACGCCCTGCACCAGATGCATACTGCCCAGCAGTTCACTCAGACACGGTCTGCTGTCGATCAGTTCGCTGACCAGCACCCGCGATTTGACGAACTAGGGGACTTGATCGAGCAGGAGCTGCAATTCGGGTTCGACCTTCACACGGCGTACCAGAGAGCAGAACGGCTTCGACCATCCTCGCCTCACGCGGCTCAGACCCGCGCACCTTCCGCACCGGCTCAGACCCGACCCAGCAAGTCGATCTCAGGCGCACCAGACAGCTCAGGCCCTTCAGACGGGCAGCGCAAGAGCGGCAAACAGGTAGGCCGACGCGAAGCCATTCAGAACGCCATCCGGCGTGTGAACGGCGGCGTTTAATCTGAACCGCGAGAGGAGGGGCGCATGCCCAATATCGCACCATTGAGCCAGTATCAGCAGATACTGTCGATGGCGGTCGAAGATCGATCGCCCAGCTACGTCGATCTCGTTTCCAACAACAACGCATTGCTCGCAGTGATGAAGCGCAAGGGCCTGTGGCAGACCTACTCTGGTCCGCGCATTCGCCAGACGCTCCAGATCGGCAAGCAAGTCGCGCAGTGGTACAGCGGCTACGATCAGCTTCTGAACCCCGCGATCGATCTGTTCAACGACGCCTACTTCGACCCCAAGATGGTCGTGGTGCCGATCATCCTGAGCATGCAGGAAATCCTCAACAACGAGGGCGAAGCGCAGCTCATGGACGTCTTCGACAGCTACATGGACGCCGCAGAGCGCGCCCTTGAGGATGTCATGGACGCCGGTCTGTACGGCGACGGTCTGGCGAACGGTGGCAAGCAGATCACCGGCTTGGCGACGGCGGTGCCGGTCATCACCAACACCGGACAGTACGGTGGCATCGATCGCACCAACGTGATCTGGCAGACCAAGACCTACGACGCGACCACGATCGGCGCTGCCTTCGGCACGCAAGTGACGGCGGCCACGATCCGTCCGATGCTCAACTACATCATGACCAAGCAATCGCGCGGTAAGGACTACGCGGACTTGCTCATCATGTCGCCAGAGCATTATGCGGCCTACGACGCAGCGACTGTCGTTATCCAGCGGCAGACCAACTCAACGTCGATGGGTGCGCTGGGCTTCTCTGCTCTTGAGTATGTTGGCGGAGGCAAGCGCGCCGAGATCGTTCTCGACGGCGGCATTGGCAGCAACATGCCAGCAAACACGACATTCGGGCTGAACACCGACAGCTTCCGGCTGCGGTACCACCCGAACCGTAACTTCGACAAATTGTTCGAAGGTGAAGGCCAGATGCCGATCGACAAGGACGCGATCGCGCAATTTATCGGCTGGATGGGTGAACTGACGATGACCAACCCACAGTTCAACTGGCGCTTCTACGACAGCGTTCCGGCGTCCTAACCACGCCGGTTACTAGAGCTGCCGCTCGTTCCAGCTCCCCAGCTTTGGCGAGCGGCAGTTTTTCTTCTCATTCCCTCAGACGGAGAACCTAGATGCCTATCCAGCAGCGCGACCCCGACGCCTCCCTTGTTGCCTTGTTTCACCACCACGCCCTCAAAAACGAGGCGCGCTCCGTGAAAGAAGGGCGTCCGATTTTTGATGACATAGAGGTTGTCGATGTCCGCATTGCCGGGTCGCGCAATTTTTCGGTATTCCCGGCCACTGCGTTCTCGCATTGGGAGAACAACCCGCTGACCGGCGAACAGACTGCGGTGACATATGCCGAGCGGTTTTCGCGGCAGTACCAACAGTTCAAAATGCAGATGACGCAGACCAAGAGCGGTACGCCGCTCGCGCATGTGCCGTTCCTTACGGAAGCGCGCCGAGCCGAGCTGCGGGCGCTGAACATCTACACCGTCGAGCAGCTCGCGGCGATCGACGGCCAAGAGCTGAAGAACCTTGGACAGCATGGCCGCGACCTCAAGAACAAGGCGCAGGAATATATCGCCGAGAGCAAGGCCCTCGCGCCGTCCACGGAGATGGCCGCCGAGTTGGAGGCGCTGCGCGCACGCAACACCGTGCTGGAGGATGACGCCAAGCTGCTGGCGAAGGCCGACAAGGCCGACACGGACTTCGATGACATGAACCTTGAGCAGCTCCGCGAGTACATCACCACCAACAGCGGACACGCACCGCACGGCTCGATCGGTCGCAAGACTTTGATCCGCATGGCGGCTGACGTGCAGCAGAAAGTACCGGCGAGCTGATGTCCATCCTGAGTGTGGTCAGAGCGGTCTGTCACAATGTCGGCGTCGAACAGCCGTCGAGTGTGTTTGCTGGGCTTAACGCCAACCGCACCATGCAGGAGATGCTCACGCTCGCCAACGAGATGGCGCAGCGCATTGCCTACGACACCCGCGATTGGCGGATGCTGCATTTTTACGTCGAGCTGACCGGCGACGGCGTCCGCGAGGATCACCCGCTGCCGAACAGCTACAAGCGGATGACACTGACGGCGAACGTCTGGCGGGTCAGCACGCCAGCGTCGCCGCTCAAGTTCATTGCCTCGCCAGAGGATTGGCTGCACCGGCGCATGGAGCAGCGCACCGACAGCGGCGGCGAGTGGATCATCCTCAACAACGCGATCGCGGTGGTGCCTATCCTCGCCAGCGGCGACAAGATCCGGTTCTCATGCCTCGACAAGAACTGCGTGGCGCTGGCATCCGGCGGCTACGGCGAGGAGTTTCAGGCCGACCTCGACACCTTCCGGCTGGACGAACGTCTGCTCAAGCTGGGCATGATCTGGCAGTGGAAGGCCAGCAAGGGTAGTCCCTACGCCGAGGACATGGGTACCTACAGCGACGCCCTGAGCAACGCGATGGGCAAGGACGGGCCTTCACCAATCATAGTTGGCAAGACGCGCTACATGGCAGCGGGGCCGTGACATGCCGGTCATTGGGGGCAGGCCATCATCCGACCTAGCCGAGTTCAGCGTATCCATGACCGGCCCGCAGGGGCCGCCGGGGCCGCCGGGCGCGCAGGGCATACCGGGGCCGGGTGGGCCGCAGGGTCCGCAGGGTACCAACGGCAGCAACGGCACTGACGGCGCTCCCGGCTCGACAGGACCACAGGGTAGCCCCGGCCCGCAGGGACCGGGCGGAGCGCCCGGTGCAACAGGACCGCAGGGCCTGCAAGGCCCGCCGGGATCAACGGGACCGGCTGGCCCGGCAGGGCCGACAGGCCCGCAGGGACCGATAGGCACGGGCGGGCCTGCGTCCGGTATCGAGTACACGCCGACCGGCAATGTCGCGGCAGTGAACGTACAGGCCGCCATCACTGAGCTGGACAACGAGAAGGTCGCCAAGGCTGGCGACACCATGACGGGGCCGCTGGTCCTCACCGCCGCGCAGGCGGAAATTTATCTGCAACAGCCGACCCCGACCGTTGGCGGCGGCGTCATCCACCATTTCAACGGCGGCGTCGCGACATTCGACATCTCGATGGGCTGGGCCGATAGCGGTAAGACGTTCTTCTCGGTTGATCGTTACACTGATGCCGGGGTGTTCCAAGACAGCCCGTTCATTATCGACAAGACTACGGGATTGATCGAGATCTTCGGGCCGCCTGTGATTGGGGCGCACGCAGCGAACAAGGCCTACGTTGACAGTGTTGCTGGCACCGGTGGCGGCGGCGGTGGCGTGCCGGAAGCGCCGAATGATGGCCTGCAATATGCCCGCAAGTCTCTGGCGTGGGCCGAGGTCACGCAACAGGTCTACGGCGGCTCGTTCAATTATCTATTCAACGCCGGAACCTCTCCGCCAGCGGCGGCTGGGTCAGTCCGCTTCAACAATGTCTCGCAAAATCTCGCGACGATCATCCATATCAACTACACCACCAACGACAGCATCGCAGTCAACAACAAGACGTTCTTCACGTCGCGCGTCAAAGTGGGCGACACGTTTTATTTTCAGGACAAGGATCAGGTCGATAAGTGGAAGCTATATCGCCTGACCTCCGCGTTCACTGACAACGGCACCTACGCCTCGATGCCGGTAGAGTTCGTCGCTGGCGGCACTGACTTGTCTGCGGCCCGCATCATTGTCTCGCGCGAGGGGGCAAGTGTTGCGTCTCCGATCGGCGAAGCGCCGATCGATGGCGAGATCTACGCGCGGAGAGACGCGCTATGGACGCCGCTCTGGGATGATTTCCTGATGCTGGACGGCAGCGTCCCCATGACGGGTGACCTCGTCCTTTCTTACGCGCAGCCCGCGATCACATTAAACGACACACTGACATCCGGTGGAGTGGGGAGGCGCATTGACGGGAAGCGTCTCGGCTCAATGCGCTGGCGCATGCAGCTTGGAGACGGTGTCACCGAGGGTGGCCTCAACACCGGCAGTCAATTCACCCTCACCGCCTATACCGATGCCGGTGCCGCAGGGCCGGTCGCAATAACGATCGGGCGCAATGACGGCCTATTGAAAGTGGCCGCCAACCCGACAGCTCCCCTTGGCGTCGCCACCAAGCAGTACGCCGACACCAAAGCCACCAAGGCAACAGTCTCGACATCAGCGCCGAGCGGCGGCGTCGATGGCGATGTCTGGTATCAAGTAGCACCATAACAGGAGACGAACATGGCTACCTTCATAGAACCGGATTGCTTGAGCGAAGACATCGCCAACAAGGTCCACGACTTCAATTCCGACACGTTCCGGGTGGCGCTCAGCAACAGTGCGCCGGTTCTTGGCTCAACCTTCCTGCTGTCCAACGTGACGCAGATCGCCACCGGCAACGGCTACACGCAAGTCGCGGACGGTGTCGGCATGGCGACCACCATGTCGTTCTCGCGCAGCGGGCAAATCACTACGGTGTCGCACACCGGCGGCGGTCCTGCCGGTTCCGTTCAGTGGGTCGCCACCGGCGCTACCCCGACATTCCAGTATGCGATCTGGATCAACGACACGCCGACCACTCCGCTCAACCCGGTGATCGGCTGGATCAACCACGGCTCCGGTGTAACGATGGCTAACACCGACACCTACACGATCCCCAGCGGCGCTTTGTTCACGATCAACTGACATGGTGGACTACGTCGCCGACCTGAAGCAGCGGCAATTCATCGTGGCGGATCGTAACGTCTCGATGATCCAGCTTCAGGTGATTGGCAACATCAAGGACAACATCAGGATCGGCGTGATCGGTGCCGAGGTGAGAACCAACGGGTCGCTGGTGGTCAACCTCTCGTCCGAGCAGGCGCTGGCGCTGGGTAAAGAGCTGATGAACCTCGCCAGAAAAGGGCGGTTCATTCTGTCATGAGCTGGGTCCGCAAGGGCGAGTGCAGCCAGTGCGGTGATTGCTGCAAGGGCCGCGATCCGTTTGGTGGCGAGCTGGGAGAGCCGCCGGTTGCCGGGTTTTGTGCGCTATATCGCGTTGTCGAGGGACACGGTCACTGCAATGGTCACGATGGGCATCCCTACTATCTGGGCGGCTGCAATGTGTGGCCCACCATGCCCGAGCATGTTCAGGAATATTCGCGCTGCACCTACACGTTCGAGTGGGTGAGCGGCGATGGCAACTAAAACCCTTTATTTTAAGAATACTTTAGCGCCGGGGAGTGTCACTTCCTTTGGCCTGCAAGACGGCGGCACCGCGCCGACTGCTGGCATCACCGCTACCGGCTGGACGGTGGCGAAGCTTGCCGCCCCTAATATGTCGCTGATGGTTTGCGGCGGGGAGCGTTCGTCAGTCACGTTTGGCGCTAGCGATGCGCTGACAGGCTTTTCAGCAACCAGCAGCTTCCGCACTGATAACGCAATCACCGGCATCTTTGCCAACACCAATTGGTCGTTTGCATTTCGCCTGCGGGCGGTGACTTCCGCATCGTCGCAGACCGGCCAGATGCGGATCCGGCTTTACAAGTCAACGTCTGCCGATGGCAGCGGTGCAACCAGCCTGATGAGCGGATCAGTGGCCGGTACGACCACCGCCGCGATGTCCACTTCAGCATCCGCGACATCGACGGTGACATGGACGCCGGGCGCGACTGTCACTCTCGCCAACGAATACCTGTGGGTGATGTGCGAGTGGAGCATCGTTGGCACGTCAGGAAACAACAACGCCGACGTGCTGTTCTACATCGAGAGCGCCGGAGCTATCACCACACCGGACTTTGTCCCGTCCACCGCCTACACCGACACGATCACACCGAGCAGTGCGCCGATTGTCGGTGCAACGATCACGCCAGTTTATGTAACGCGCTTTCACACTGACACGATCGAGCCGAGCGGTGTGCCTATCACCGGCTCGAACATCACGCCGGTCTACGGCGGTGTGCTGACCGAGACGACTGTCTTCTCTGCGACACTGAACACCAACAGTGCCGGATGGGGTACCTACGGCATCCGCACGGTGCTTCCGGTCACTGGCATGGCCGACGCACAGTTCCTTGTCGTTGTCATGGACCTTGGTGCGACATCCGACCTTCGAATTATCTCTGGTCTTGGCGCAATCGACGGTCCCGGCGACGGCGGAATGGTGGCCTATCAGGGGCCTCCTGTTTCAACTTATAACCGCGCCTTTGAGCTGGGCGGGCGCTCTGACGGCCAGATCGCCTGCGTCAACGAGGTCCAGATCAGAGGCTCCGGCACCACGCGGGAAATCCGCGCACGGCTGGAGGGACCGTCAGCATCAACCTTCAATGCCATCACCGCCGGTATTGGCGTCTGGGACGGTACCAACAGTCCGCTACCACCGCACCAAGGCAGCACAGATTTTACGCCGGTCCAATTAAAATGGAGCGGCGTAGCCAGCATCTCACTGAGCAGCGGAGCGCAGTCGTACAGCGATTGGGTGACGTTCCCGGACAACATCAGTGCTGGCTACGGCCCGCACGCCATGCCGAGCGTCAACTCAGGTTGGAATGGCTACACGTTCGTTGTCTCAATGCCTCCCGCCGATCTGCACGCCGCCGATGGCGGCACCGAGGTGCGCCTTGGGTTGCGTTTTGCAGTATCGACATCAGCGGGGCAGACTACTGTTGCCTACCTTGGTCAGGCCGATCCGCTGGGCGATGCCTACGATTTCAGGCCTGCTCCAGCACCGGCACCAGTGCGGCTCACATTTGGCGGCAATGACACGCTGACGCATGACGGCGTCACTGGCTATTTGCTGTCCGATTGGGTGACGCTGCCGGAGCCGTGGGACAGCACCAAGACCTACGCCTTGGCGTGTCAATTCGCTGGCGGCGGCACGACCGACATGCACTACAGCTCCGCCATAACGGTCGGCGGCTCTAGCTACTACAAGAGCAGTGCCGCCGAGGCGGCGCTGCTCAACAAGACCGGCTACACCCAGTTCTTTGTCAATAACCCCGGCCTGATCGAGATCATCGAAGTAAGGGTGGTTGGCGGCTCTGTCGGCTACACCGATACGATCACCGCAGGCGCGGTGCCGCTCGACGGCCAGACCATTACGCCGGTTCATTCGACCGGCCCCACCGATTACACCGACACGATCACGCCCAGCGCGGTGCCGCTTGTCGGTGCGTCTATCACCGATCGGTTTGCCGTCAGCGACACGATCGAGCCGAGCAGTGTGCCGATCGCTGGCGCGATCTTTGCCGATGTCTATGCCCGCAGCGTCACGCTGGCGGCTGGCGCAGTTCCGATTGTTGGCGCAACCGTCACGCCATTCCGAACGATTAGTTATGCCGACACGATTACGCCGAGCGCCGTTCCGATTACCGGCTCGACAATCGCGCCGGTCTATAGCGCCAAGTATTCCGACACGATCGTCGCGGGCGCGGTGCCGATCACAGGCGCTGCCATCACGCCGGTCTATACCGCGCGCTACTCCGACACGATCACCGCAGGCGATCTGCCGATCGGCGGCGCGACGATCACGCCGATCTTCTCTGCTGGCGGGATCAACTACACCGACACGATCACGCCCAGCGCGGTACCGATTACCGGCGCGACTATCACGCCGGTTTTCACCAAGCGTTACGCCGACACGATAACCGCCGGTGCCGTGCCGCTGGTTGGTCTGACACTGGCTGACGTATTTGCCCGCAGGGAGATCATAGTCAGCGGCGCGGTGCCGGTTGTCGGCCAGCCCATCACGCCGGTCTTTGCCGTTGGCGCACCAACAGGAAAGACGTGGGTGAATGTGGGCGGCGTGTGGAAGGAAACCACAACTCACGTCAAGGTTGGCGGCGTCTGGGTCCACCCGGTCGCAGCCTTTGTGAAAGACGGCGGCGCATGGAAGGCGATACAATGACAACGGAGGGGCCAGCATGAGCGGCCACATGGCTTTCCGGCGTCAGCCGGTACCGCAGCAAGTCGCGCAGAAGAACATGGCGATGACCATGCCAGCGCCGACGCGAGGCTTGGTGCTGAGCGAGAACCTCGCCTTCATGAAGCCCGGCGGCGCGATGGTCTGCGACAATTGGGTGCCGACCATGCGCGGCGTCAAGCTGCGCGGAGGTCATGTGCTGTGGTGCCAGCTCCCCGAGCCTACGCCGGTTATTTCGTCATTCGAATACATCAGCAGCAACGTCGAGCGGATGTTCGCCGCCAACGCCACCAAGCTCTATGACGTGACCGGCACACCGACACTGGTCAAGGCCGGGCAGGGATCCGGCAACTATGCCGCCGCGCAGCTCTCCAATGCTGGCGGCGATTGGATGGTCACGGTCAACGACGCAGGCGATTTCCCGCTGCGCTTCAACGGCGCGGTGTGGGAGACGCTTAACCCGGCTTACACGCCCGGCGTTGGCTTCCCGTCCAAGATCACGGTCAACCTGACCACATACCCGGACGCCAAGGTGATCGACGGCGAGCATCTGGTCTACGTCTGGAAATACCGCAACCGGCTGTTCTTCATCGAGGAAAGCTCGATGAACGTCTGGTATCTGCCGCTCAACGCCGTGGGCGGCGAGCTGAACATGATCCCGCTGTCGGGTGCCGCCAACATGGGTGGCGAGCTGGTGTTTGGCGCGACGTGGTCGCTCGACGCAGGCGACGGTGTGGACGATAAGCTCGTTCTGGCGACGTCGCTGGGCGAGCTGCTTGTGTTTACCGGCAGCGATCCCGCCAGCGCAGCCAACTGGCGGCAGGAGGGGCGCTTCCAGATTGATCCTCCGATGGGGATGAACGCGCATATCAACCTTGGCGGCGATCTGCTGATCGCGACCACGGACGGCATCGTGCCGATCAGCGCGGCGATCACCAAGGAGGCCGAGGCGCTCGACCTCGCCAAGACCACCTACAACATCCGCTCCATGTGGCGGGCCGAGGCCGCCGACAAGCGCGATTGGTCGTGGTCGATGAAGCGGTGGGACGAGTACGGCGGCCTGTTCATAACGTGGCCGGGTGGCCGCCCCGGCTTTGAGTTGTGCGCCGTGGTCAACACCGGCACCGGCGCGTGGTGCCGGTTCACTGGTTGGGACGCGACGTGCTGGCTCAAGATGCGCGACAACCTGTTCTTTGGCACGCAGACCGGCGCGATCATGCACGCCGACCGCAGCGGCTACGACAACGGCCAGCCCTACGTCGCGACGCTGGTTGGCGGCTGGGGTGCAATGCAATCGCAGCCAGCGGAGGTGACGTGGCATCAGGCCCGCGCTACTTTTATCGCGCAGACCGGCGAACCTTTCCTTCCGCAGCTCAGCTCATGTGTTAATTTCGTCATCGCGCCACCCTCACCACCGGACGCTGGTACCGACATCGACACCTTCGATGTCTGGGGCCAAGGCCTGTGGAACGATGCATTGTGGGATCAGGCCGCATTGCCAGCTCCCGCAATCCGCAGCACGAGGTGGGTGTCGATCGGCACTACCGGCTACACGCACGCACCCGTTGTTCAGGTTACCGTCGCGCAGACTGCGCGACCCACCGTAGAGATGGTCGCCATCGATGCGGTGTTCGAACGTCAAGGCGTCAACGTCTAGGAGCCTCTCATGGCCGCCGTACCAGTACCCGTTCCAGTGCCGGTCCCCGCAGAGGGGCAAGCCGTGCCGAGTGATGAACCCGGTGCAGCTCGCAGGCCCGGCAGCATCTTCGAAGACTACGACAGCGTTGGCGCGATGAACGGGATGTTTACTCCCGCCTACATCAATCGCTTCAAGCCGTCGATCGACGCCGTGCAGGCGTGGAATGACGTGAACCATTCGCTGACCAACGCGAGCATCGATGAGACGCGCATGCCGCCCGAGTGGCACGACCCCAACGAGGGGACGTTCGCCGGTGCCGGTGTCGGCTACGGTCCCTACGGCGCTGGCGCTATTCCTGACAACCTTACATTCGGCGACCCGCGCGGGGCGATCGATCCTATGGCGCTGCAAGTGTTGGCGCAGGGCGGCAAGTACGACATGGCGGGACGCCGTGACGCGATCGCGGCGAGGCTGCTCTCCAACACGCAGGCGCAGGAGGCCTACAACAACAGGAAGCCCACCGACACGCCGGTCGTGGAGCAGCCCGACATGAGCCGCTACATCAAATACGAATATCAGAACGATTGAACATGCTGGGATACGTTTACGGGCAAGACGAGGTTGTCGGCGAGTTCGTCGCCGCGATGATCCCGCATGTCGGCCCCAGAGGCTTCGGCGCGGCGGCGAAGACGATCGGCGTTGTCGACGAAGACGGTGGCCTGATCGCCGGGCTGGTCTATCACAACTATGACCCTGACGCGGGCATCATCGAGATCAGCGGAGCCGCGATCGACAAGCGGTGGCTGTCGCGCGGCACGATCGCGCGCATGTACCAGTACCCGTTCGTGGTGTGCGGATGCCAGATGGTTTACCAGCGCACGCCTGCCGACAACGAGTATCTGCTTGGGATGCTCGCGTCATACGACTACTGCTTCGTGAAAGTGCCGCGCATGTTTGGGCGCGAGCGCGACGGCATCATCTGCACGCTTACGGTCGAGGACTGGCAGAATAATCGGTTCAACAGGCGGCTGAAGCACCATGTGGTGCCGCTGCTTAAGGAGGCGGCGTGATGGCTGATGACGAGCAGCGCAACGCTATCGCCGAGACGCTGATGCAGCGCGCCGCAATGGAAGGCAGCGGCATGGGCGCAATGGGCGGCGCTGCCGAGGCTATGGCACCGGACCCGGTGGCACCGCCGCCGTCCGTCCCGGCGGATCCGGCGATGCCGCAGCAGGCGATGTCTCGCCACTGGAGCCGCCGTGGCGGCTTCGATCCAGCCAA